TTTTATTTTTGGTAAATTCTTTGTTTAAAAATATTTTAGGTTTGGCAAAAGAATTTTAACATTTAATTCAGACTGTGCTTCCCCTGCTAGGGCGTAACCGGTGCTTGATTTCAGTAATCGCACGGCGGGTTATGCTTCGATGCGGAATGAAGGGCATGTTGCCTGGGTTAGAGTTTTAATTCTTAGTCAAAATACCTAAGACGACACTGAAGATACCGAGTTGGCAACTCAAAATGCTGGCCTCAATGAGGCCAAAGCTCGAACGGCCATTACATTAGTCATATGTTTCATATTGCCTATCAGTCACTTTTGGGTCTTATTGTTTCACCCAATACATAGTGAATACCGTAGGTTTATATGAAATAGATCTTGTTTTGGCTGTCGGGACCACTCAGGTGGGGGAAGTAGATCGTACTAGTAGATCCACACCTGTAACTGACCCTGGCGGATGAAATGGGGACTAGAATGCTCCCTTGTAAGGCGCGACAGTCGCGGTTTTCTTGTGTGCGTCGGCGGCCAGGACTACATAAAGCCTTGTATATCCTGTTCAAGACAATCACTTTTTGGCCCTTTGAGACTGTCCTTACTTGGGAAATTTCGAAATCTCTGTTTTAATTACTAGGGTTGGTTAGAAGGGTCCTGCAACAGGGGCCCGTCACAGTGCAGACCGTAAAATCAACCGAATACAGCCATGGCCACAACTAAAGTAAAAACCTCTGCTCGCGAAAAACGCCAACTTCAAAAGCAGAAGCAACAAGTTTTACTTTGTGGCATCAATTCTGAGCAGGTTGATTTTGAGACAGCTTGTGACTGGCACTCAGACAAGCTGGAGAAGCGTGCCAAGCAGAGGTCTCATTCTCTGCATGGGAAGGAGAAATCCTTTAAGTATAAAGGAGGTCACCGGCCCAAGACCAAGCACGCAAAGGGGAACCTCGTCGCCGAAGAACGTAGGCTGGACGAGGCTAAGGTGCTTTCAAAAGCTCGGCGTGCTCAAGCCGCCAAGCGTGAGAGAGCACAGGACCTAAGGGCATTGGACCACATTTGTGACACCAGGAGGATTACTCAATCGCTCTTGGTACAAGCCAATGCCGACATCCAGAATCCCGGCCCGAGGCACGGGCCCAAACCTGGTGCGCATCACAAGCACAGGTTTGTAGGGCAGGCCCCAGTCAATTTAAAGAAATTGTCTGCCCACATTTCATACAAGCCCGTGCCCGCAGTGGACACCGAACTGGATGATTATTTGCATGATCATCCAGTGCCATCTTGCTCTCAACATTCACCAGCAAGTGTGGCCTCGTGTATTTCCACTGCTCGTTGTCCACCTCCATCACAGGCTGACATAGACGCAGCACGCGACATGTTCGCCAGTATAGTGGATGTGGAAGAGGTTCCAGACGTTCCCGTGCCAAGTCCGGCCGTTTCCCATGCAGTGGTTGCGCCAGCTACAACTAAAGCTGACAATAATATCGCTGCGGTTGGGGGGCATGAC